TCTGTTATAGAATCTATTACAAACACCGATTATTCAGGTGAAATATCTGCTTTCGGAGACTCAGTAAAGATTATCAAAGAACCCGTTATCTCTGTAGAAGCGTATACTAGAAATACTGATACTACAGAAACTAGACTGACAGATGCTGAAACGAATCTTCGAGAAAAACATCCTGATTTTGATGAAATTAGAAACAGCGATGAGTTTCAAGACTGGGCTAATTTGCAGCCAGAGGCTATTAAAGATTGGATTTTTAATAACCCAGATGACGCAACTTTAGCTAGTAGAGCTTTAGATTTATTTAAAAAGGATATTGGATTAGAGGTTCAAGGAGCTACACAAACTAAGTCAAATTCTAAACAGACTGAACAATCTGCTGCTGATATGATTTCCACTAAAACAACTAGTGTGAAGCCAAACCAACAGAAAGTATGGTCTGAAAGAGAGATTGCTGCCATGAGTGTTGCAGAGTTTGATAAATACGAAAGTGAAATCAGCGAAGCAATGCAAGAAGGCAGAATCATAAAATAAACTATATAGTTTAATAAATAAACTATAACTTAAAGGAGAATATCCCATGGCTCAATATTTTGAACCCTCAACGGATACTAATGCTAACTTTGCTAACTCTGTAAGTGGACAAACTAATAGTTTCTTTTTACCTTCGGTTTATTCAAAAAAGGTTTTAAACTTTTTTAGAAAATCGTCTGTTATAGAATCTATTACAAACACCGATTATTCAGGTGAAATATCTGCTTTCGGAGACTCAGTAAAGATTATCAAAGAACCTACAATTTCTGTATCAGCGTACACTAGAAATAGTGACACTACAGAAACTAGACTGACAGACCAAGAAACATCTTTGGTTGTTGATAGTGCTAATGCGTTTAAATTCATCGTAGATGATATTGAAACAAATATGTCACATGTCAACTTTAAAGAAGTTGCTTCAAGTTCTGCTGCATACGCATTGAAAGATGCTTACGATGCTGCTGTACTTGTAACTATGTTTTCTGGTCTATCTGCTTCATCACCTAACCACGTGTTAGGTTCTGACTCAGCTACTGATTTAGCTGCCGGAACTTTTGATGGAACAGGTAACCTAGACATAGGTTTTGATTCTAGTGAACATGACCCTCTAGACCTTATGGGTAGAATGGCAAGACTATTAGACGACCAAAATGTACCTGAAGAAGGTAGATGGTTCGTTGCAGGTCCTGACTTCTACGAAGTTCTAGGAAGCTCTAGTTCTAAACTGTTATCAGTAGACTATAACGCAGGACAAGGCTCTATTAGAAACGGATTAGTTTCTAGTGGAAAACTCCGTGGTTTTGACATGTACAAGTCAAACAACATAGCTGACACATCTAATGCTGCCGGTAAATGTTTGGCAGGTCACATATCATCTACTGCGACTGCAAACACAATTCTTTCAACAGAAGTGTTGAGAGACCCAACATCGTTTGGTGACATTGTGAGAGGTCTTCATGTTTTTGGTGCGAAAGTACTAAGAGATGAAGCTCTAGTTGGTGCATTCTACGGAATAGACTAACACTTAAGTTGGGGGAGTCTCCGGACTCCTCCTCTTTTTTAACCTATAAATTTAGAGGTAAACAATATGGCAACAGTAAATATAAGAGATACTGGTCGTAATTCAGCAAGAGTAAATGATGTACGTGCTCTAGCTACTAAAGTTCAGAAACCCTCAGACACAGAAGCAATAACTGCAGCTAATACAATTACAGCAGCCGAATCAGGCACTCGTTTTGTTATGAATACTGCAACAGCTAGAATACAAACCCTACCTTCTCCTGCAGCAGGATTAGAGTATTGGTTTTATGTCGGAGCAACTGAACCTACAACTTCTCATACAATAGTAACAGCATCTAGTGCTAATATTATTGTAGGTAACGTATCTTCTCCAGAAGATGCAGCAGGAAGCGTAGCTACAGTTACAGATGCAGATACTATTACATTAGTAGCCAATAAGGCAGTACATGGAGATTATGTTCATGTATGGTCTGATGGTACTAATTGGTATCTTGACGGACAAGTTAAAGTTCAAGACGGAATTACTACAACTCAAGCGAGTTAATAATATATAAAATTTGGGGGAGTCTCTTTGGCTTCTCCTCTTTTTATTAAAATAAAGGATACATTATGTGGGATTATAATAAATGGATAACTAACCATTACAACACAAAAATTGTTGGCAAATGGTTTAAAGAAGAACCTAAAAAAACAAAAGAAATTAAAAAAGAAGAAAAGTAAATGGCAACAACATTTTTAAGTTTAACAAATGAATTGCTACGAGAATCAAATGAAGTTGTACTAACTTCAGCAACTTTTTCTGATGCTATTGGTATACAAGGTTATGCCAAAGATTGTATTGGTAGAAGTTATAATGAGATAGTAATGGCAGAACCACAGTGGGCTTTCTTAGCCACAGGAGAAAGTGGAGCAACTGATCCGTTCTATGGTAATGTATATGTAGAAACTGTAGCAGGAACAAGATGGTATGAATTAAAAGCTTCCAGTTCCAGTATTACAGAAGATTATGGTTCAGTAGATTGGGATAACTTTTATCTAACTACTATAGGTGTAAGTGGAGCAAGTGCTCCTTATACTAGTCAAAATTTAAAGTTTGTTACAACTGAAGAATGGAAAGATCATTTAAGAGAATCTGAAAACGAAGACGATGCTAATGCACAGAACTGGGGAGAACCTAAGTTTGTTATTAGAAGTCCTGATGCTAGAAAGTTTGGAATAAGTCCTATACCTGATAAAGTTTACAGGGTTTGGTTCTTTGCTTGGGATTTACCTACAGCTTTAAGTGCTTATGGAGATACTATAGTTTTTCCTGACATGTATGTTCCAGTATTGACATCACGAGCACGTTATCATTTTTGGCAATTTAAAGATAATCCACAAGCAGCAGCCTTTGCTTTGGAAGATTATAAAAAAGGACTTAAACATATGCGTTCTAATTTAATGAATTCAGCACCTAAATACATGTCAACGGATCATATTTAATGGCAGCATCACAACCATACGCACTAAGTTGTCAAGGAGGCTTAAATAAGATAGCAAGTCAGCTTGAATTATTACGTACTCCGGGAGAGGCGACAAAGCTAACAAACTTTGAAGTTTCTACAAAAGGAGGCTACAAAAGAATTAATGGTTATACTCAATTTGGAGATGGGACTAGACCTAATAGTTCTAATGCAATACTTGGTTTATATGTGTATGCAGATGGAGTAATTGCTTGTTCAGGTACTAATATATATTTTAGCCAAGATGGTGATAGTTGGTTACAGATTAATAAAGCCAGTGTTGATGCAAATGGAGATAATTACAGTACTTTTGGTGGACGTAGTGCTGCAGCTAGAACCTCACAAGGTCAAGCAACCTTTGCAGTCTATGAAGGTGATACAGATTATGGTGAACTAATAATAACAGATAGAGGTTCAGGAGTTAAGCCTTTCTATTTTAAAATGACAGGCACAGGCGATTTAGATACTAGAACCTTTTTTGCCAAAGTAATAACAGTTGATGGAAGTGTTTATCCTAAGTATTGTGTTATACATGATAAACATTTAGTTGTAGCAGGGGCAGGAACGGCTGAAAATACTATCTACTATAGTGGTACTAGTGATATAGATGATTTTAGTTCTAGTGGATCAGGAAGTATTAAACTTGATGATCAAGTTGTAGGTTTAAAAAGTTTTAGAGATGATTTAATTATATTTTGTAAAAATAGTATTTATAAATTAGAAAATATAAATAATTCATCTACGATTGCAATAGTACCTATTACTAAGAATATCGGTTGCTTGGATGGAGATAGTATTCAAGAAATAGGTGGACAACTACTCTTCTTAGCTCCGGATGGTATTCGTACTGTTGCAGGTACATCCAGAATTGGTGACGTAGAACTTAGTTCGTTAAGCCGTAAGATACAACCTATTATAGGTGATATAGCTTCAAATATTAATTCTTATAATATAAGCAGTATTGTACTTAGAAAAAAATCACAATATAGATTATTTTATGGATCATCAGGAACAGCCACAGCAGTTTCAGAAGGAATTATAGGAACATTAAGAGTATCACCAGAAGGAGGAAGCGGTTTTGAATGGTCAGAAACAAAAGGTATTCAAGCAAGTGGAGCACTAACAGCAGGATTTAATTCAAATGGTGTCGAAAAAACTTATCATGGAGATTATGCAGGATATGTTTACAACCACGATACAGGTAATGAGTTTAATCCGGCAGGAACAGCTACAAATATTGATGCAGATTATACTACACCTAATATGGATTTCGGAGATTTAGGAACTAAAAAAACTCTTAAATATGTTAAAATATCAGTTAAACCAGAAGGCGCAGTACAACCATCGTTAAAAGTTCGCTATGATTATGAAGATAAGAATATACCACAGCCGAGCACTTATACATTGGACTCTATTCCAGAATCAGCTATGTTTGGATCAGGAGTTTTTAATTCAGTTACTTTTGGGGCAAGTGAGAATCCGATGGTGAGACAAGCAGTACAAGGTACTGGCACAACAACTAATTTTAAAATATTCAGTAATGATCAAAATGGACCATATACAATAAATGGTTTATATATAAATTACGAACCTTTAGGCAGGAGATAAATAAATGGCTCAAACATATACACGACAAAGTTCTTTTAGTGACGGAGACACTATTACAGCATCATTGTTTAATGACGAATACAATCAACTTGTAAATGCTTTTGCATACTCAACTACTTCGTCTTCAACAGGACACCAACATGATGGTAGTACAGCAGAAGGTGGTAATATCCACACAATAGGAGATTTAGATTTCCTTAACAAAATAGTTGCAGATAGTACAAATAATCGATGGGGAGTATTTGTAGAAGTATCTTCAGCAGCAGTAGAACAAATTAGAATACAAGATGGAGCAATAGTACCAGTAACAGATAACGATATAGATTTAGGTACAAGCTCACTAGAATTTAAAGATGCATACTTTGATGGAACAATAACTACAGACCTATTAACAGTTTCAGGAACAACAAACCTTGATGGTGCTATTCAAGTAGATAATACAATAACTGTAGGTGTTGACGACACAGGTTATGATGTTAAATTCTTTGGAGATACTGCAAGTGCATATATGCTTTGGGATACATCAACAGATGATTTAGTCTTAGCAGGTGCTGCAGGTCTAGATATCGCAGGAGACATAGATGTTGATGGAACTGCTAATTTAGATGTTGTAGACATTGATGGTGCTGTTGATATGGCATCTACTTTAACACTAGCAGGAGCATTAACAGGCTCTAGTACTATACAAGGAACAACTATAACAGCTACTACAGCTTTCGTACCTGATGCATCTGATGGTGCTGCTTTAGGTACTAGTTCTTTAGAGTTCTCAGATTTATTCTTGGCTGATGGAGCAGTTATAAACTTCGGTGATGACCAAGACGTATCATTAACTCACGTAGCCGATACAGGCTTACTTCTTTCAAGTACCGACCAATTACAATTCGGTGATTCAGGTACTTATATTTATCAATCTGCTGATGGTGTCTTAGACTTAGTATCAGACACAGAGATTGAAATTAATGCAACCACTATAGATATTAATGGTGCTGCAGATATATCAGGAAACTTAGCAGTCGGTGGAAACTTAACAGTTACTGGTACTGCTACAATAGCAGGTAACTTAACATTTGGTGATGCAGCTACTGATACAGTAGCCTTTAGTGCAGATGTAGCTTCTAATCTTTTACCAAGTGCTGATAATACTTATGATATTGGTGCTTCAGGTTCTGAATGGAAAGACCTTTACTTAGATGGCACAGCTAATATAGATAGCTTAGTTGCTGATACTGCCGATATTAATGGTGGTACAGTAGATGGTGCTATTATTGGTGGTTCAAGTGCAGCAGCTATTACAGGTACAGCTATTACAGGTACAAGTTTTGTAATAGGTTCAGCAGATATATCAGAAGCAGAATTAGAAACAATTGACGGAGTTACAGCAGGAACTGTTGCAGCTTCTAAAGCAGTTGTTGTAGATAGTAATAAAGACATTGCAAGTTTTAGAAACATTACACTTACAGGAGAACTTGATGCAGGAAGCCTAGACATCTCTGGAGACATAGACGTAGACGGCACAGCTAACTTAGATGTCGTTGACATTGATGGTGCTGTTGATATGGCTTCTACGCTTGCCGTAGCAGGAGACTTAACAGTTGCTAGTTCTATTTTAGTGACTGGTGATGTTGCAGCAGGTGATGATGCAGCTATGGGATATAACTCTACTCAAGGCTTGGTATTGACCGGACAAGGTTCAAGTCAAGATGTAACGATTAAGAATGATGCAAATGCAAAAGTTCTTTCTATACCAACTGGCACAACTACTGTTGATTTTGAAGGCGATATAGACGTAGATGGAACAGCAAACCTAGATGTCGTTGATATAGATGGTGCTGTGGATATGGCTTCTACGCTACAAGTAGATGGAGCTATTACAGGCTCATCTACAATCAATGGTGTAGGTATATCTTCTAATATTACAAACTTTGCACAAGGTATTCTTATTAGTCAAGATGCAGGTACAGGCACTTTATCTACTGCAAGTGATAATACAGGCTTAGGTTATGATGTATTTAATGTATTAACAAGTGGCGATAACAATACAATTATAGGTGCTTATGCAGGAGATGCATTAACAACAGGTTCTCATAATACAGGTGTTGGTAGAGCTAGTTTATCTGCATTA